AGCCGGTACTACTTATATGTCAGGAACAATTTACATACAATAAAATATTAAAAAATGAACACAAGAAATATCACTCCTATCACATCATGGTCTCCTGAGAATGGGAATATCACTGTAGATAAGCTAATTTTAAAAGATTTCATTCACTATTTTTTTGATGGTGGTAGTGGATGGGTATCATATGCATTACAAGATTCATCAACTCAGATGGAGTATTTTGCTAAGAATATGGAGATACCTTCATCAACTATTCAGCAATGGGGAGCAAGTGATGACATTATTTTTGAGTACGTAGCTAATCAGTTAAATTTAACAATCATAAACTAAAATGAAACATTTTGAACTTTTAACAGTTTGGGGGCTTTCGATAGTCTCTTTTCTTACAAGCAATGAGATAATAGCTTTATTTGCTATTACTGCATCTCTTACAACTATCATAAAAAATGTTCCAGGAGTTTGTAAGGCATTAAAAAACATTTTAAATAAATAACATGAAACAAGACATGAAAACAACTATTAGCGGTCTTATCGGTGCAGTGGGTGCTTATCTTGCCACACTTGACAATCCTACTTTAAAGATGATTGGGCAGATTTTGACTGCTATTGGTATTGGTTTGCTTGGTTATCATTCTACTGACAAATAAGAGACTTTATGCGATTATGGTACGTACTATCCATTTTTCTTTTATCGGGTTGCTATTCGCTTAAAAAAGCCAATAAGGACCTAAATAAGATAAGAGATAACTATCCTGAGCTAATTGCTGAGAAATGCTCAGAATGGTATGGATGTGATACAGTTACCATGATAAAGGATTCTATCCAGTTTAAGGAGTGGGTCAATGAGATTCACTCCTTTGACACTATCATTGATACTATTCGGCTGAAAGAGAAATGCCCTGAGATATTGGTAAAGTACAGGGAAATAGTCAAAAGAGTTCCAGCTATTCATGACACGATAAAGATTAAAGATAGGGCGGAATCTGAAGCCTGGAGATTGAAGTATGAAGGTTTAAGAAAAGAACATGAAGGAAATTTGAAAAATACCACTAAACTATCATGGTTGGCGTTAATTCTTTTATTAATTTTATTCATAATTGCAATCCTTAAAAAATGATACCATCACAAAACGGAATTAATCTGATTAAGAAATGGGAGAAATTTAAAGCTAATAGTTATTTGTGTCCGGCTGGTGTTCCTACGATAGGTTACGGATCAACTTTTTGGACTGATGGAAGAAGGGTTAGATTAGGTCAAACAGTAACTCTGCAAGAGGCTGAAAAGTTGATGGCTTATTTCTTAGCAAATGTTATTCATTTTATCCCTGATAATGTTAATCAGAATCAGTTTGATGCTATTTGCTCATTGATATACAATATAGGAGTAGCTAACTTCAGGAAATCAACACTACTTAAAAAGGTTAAAGAAAATCCTGATGATTTAAGCATTCGTGATGAGTTCATGAAATGGACTTTGCACAGGAAAAATGGTCAGTTAGTTCCATCAAATGGTTTAAAAAATCGAAGAAAAGAGGAAGCTGATTTATACTTCAGTGATGAAAAGTAACTTATGTAGGGAATATAGAGAAAGATATCCTGATTTGTCAACACTAAAACTGGCAAGAATAATTTATCAGGAGAATAATTTACTCTTTAAGGATGTGGAAGATGCAAGGAGTAGGCTAAGATATATTGAAGGGAAAACTGGATCAAAGCATAGAAAAGCAGTACAAATCACAAAATTCTATATGAAAGAAGCAAGGTCAAAAAATCCTTACAATCTACCCGAAAGCCATCAGGAAAAAAGAGAAGCCTACATTTTACCCAAAGGATGCGATAATATACTTTTAATATCCGATTTACACATACCTTATCATGATATTGATGCTATTACTTTGGCTCTTGAATATGGTCAAAAGGAGAAAGTCAATACTATCTTAATCAACGGGGATTTAATCGATAATCATCAAGTAAGCAAGTTTGAATCTAATCCTAAGAAAAGATCAGTTAAGCAGGAATTTGACGCAACGAAAGTCTTTTTAGTTTGTTTACGTTCTGCTTTTCCTGATGCTCAGATATATTGGCTCAAAGGTAATCACTGCATAAGGTGGGAGAAGTTCTTACTTATGAAGGTTAGAGAGATTTGGGATGACCCTTATTTCACCCTGGAAGAACGTCTCAGATTGAATGAGGAAAGAGTTATCATGCTTGATGATAAGACCTTAGTAAAGGCAGGTAAATTATCTATTACTCATGGTCATCACGTTTTTAAAGGTGTATTCAGTCCGGTGAATCCTGCCAGGGGTGCTTTTCTAAGAGCAAAGCAGTCCGTAATTGTCGGACATCTGCACAGATCAAGCTATCATCCTGAGGTAGATTTAGATGGAAAAGTGATTGGATGCTGGTCCACAGGTTGCCTGTGTGAGCTTAAGCCTGACTACTCTCCTTTGGTTAGTAATTCACAGCATGGCTTTGCTCATATCTTAGTAGAGGGAAATGGTGACTATACTGTAAAGAATTATCAAATCATAAACGGTAAAATATTATGAGTGATGAAGTAGTAGGTCAGCAATCATCTGAGGTAGAAGTAGAGTTCACTACCAGGGAAGAATATATCGGATGCGCTTTCAATGGCATCATGGCGGTTTCTGATATGGATTTAGGTCTTATGAATAAGAAAGACCAAGCAAGAATAAAAAGAATCAGGAGAATGTGTTTGAGAATACTTGATGAATGTGTAAAAGAAATGCATGATGAGCTATTCGAAAACGAAGAAGAAGATTAATTTTGTGCTTTAATTATGGTTTTAATTGTGATGTCGGCCGGTGTTTTTACACTGGCTTTTTTCATGGTTTGGATTGACGGGCGGTATTTCTATACTGCCCTTTTATTTTTTTCAATAGTTTGCTATCATTTTTAAATGTTTTCTAAATCTTTAAAATAGTTCAAAATAATTTTGGATTGTGTATTTCTCGGGTATATCTTTGTGTAACAAAACGAAATTAATCACAATTAAAACAAAAACCATGAAAAAAGAAACACTGCAAATCATCGCTTTTTTTGCCTTCTGCCTTTTGGCTATGTTCGCTGACAACATCTTCTAAACTTTTTCAATCATTTTTTTTACAATTAAAACCAAAAAACCATGTATCAATTCACAATCATTAAGAGTGACGCTTTTAACAATTCAATCTTTGAGTTTTGTACTAAACTAAAAAGTCATAAGAAAACTTATCAACAAGCGAAGGAACTTATCTTTAAGTTTTATGATGTACTCAATGTTAAATTAGACTATTTTAATCCTTATGAAGTACAAGAAGTAAATAATTGCCTACTAATTTATTGCGGTTTAGATCATTTATTAACCATAAAAATTGATTTATGATACCTTCATTAATAATCTTCAATATACTTTTATTTTATGCCTACTCGAACTACATCAAAAGCAGAACGACAAAAAAGGATAGAAAGAATAATGTATTATTTAATCACAAAAACCAATATTAAATTTTATGACTACAAGTCCAACAATCGCAGAACTATGCAAAGCGCTTACTTTGTTCCATCTGAAAGTAGGTGATATCGTAAAGGATGCCAAGAATCCTTTTTTCAAATCTACCTACGCCACACTACAGAACATCCAGGATGCCATCAGAGAGCCATTAATCGAAAGCGGTCTTACCATCAGTCAGCATCCGGTGGGAGATCATGGACTCACTACTTTACTCATGCATTCATCAGGTGAGTGGTTATGTTCAACGTATATCATGACTCCCGTAAAGAATGATCCTCAGGGAATCGGGTCGTGTTTGACGTATCAGAAAAGATATGCCTTGACGAGTGTGCTGAATTTATCTATTAGCTCAGATGCTGATGATGATGGCAATAAGGCTACATTCGGAAATGGAACTCCTGCACAACCTGAGAAATCAGAAAAGCCTTGGATGAATAAAGGCACAAAGGAATATGTCGGAGCACTGGAGAAGCTCAAATCAGGTACCACCACAGTTGAAAAGATTAAAGAGCACTTCAAGCTATCTAAAGAAATGGAAGAGAATTTAAGAGCTTGTGTGATTAAACCAGTCACAGATAAGCGACACATAGACTCTGATTCTTTATTCTACAGAGGTGGAGATTAATAACCTTTAAAATTAAAATCATGCTACCACAATTATCACGTAATCTAACAAAGACACAAATTAAATCAATAGCAGAAAGATCTGTAATGGAACTGGTTGACAATGGCAGAATACTTGAAGCCGTTGAACTCTTATCGGTAATGGAACACTTTATCAAGGAAGTAAAG